ATATCTTGACGGAATACCCAGATATGATGATGGAGAGCCTAAAGGATATTTTGAGGTAACTATAAAATGGAAGGAACGGTCATGAGTAGAGGTCAAGGATTAGGTGGTCTAGGCCAAAGGGAAATGATGCAAGGTCAATCTAGCCAAAGATTAGTTGGTCTAGGACAGCAGCAAGGAGCATTACAGGGTTTACGTGGGCAACAGAGCGTATTAGGTCAATGGCATAATAATATTGGGCTAGCACAACAGCAAAACGCTAATATGGCCAATGATTTGAGAAACCAAAACGCTAATATGGCCGAAGCATTAAGGAATAATAATGCGCAAATGCATGGATTATTCGACTTACCAATGCGGCCACCACCAAAACCAGAACTACCCAAGCATTACAATGATATGGATTATAAACAATTCAATACATTGTATGGCCGTGATAGAGACTCATTTATTAACGTTGCTATCAAGTGCTCTGTAAAGAATATGAAGGTATCAGACTACATGAGAAAGTATTTTCCTATGGAGTATAAGCCTAAATTTGTAGAGTCTGCTGACTTAGAAGTGTCACAAATACAGCTTAAGAATGAGTACTTACCTGTTGTATACGATAAATATAGATCATTCTTTGGTCTAGATGTTAGCTACAGGCTATGCATGTTAATTATAAAATGGAGTAAATAATGAGTGATGAAGAGGCGCTTATAAATAAGCGTATAGATTTTATTGATAGGCAAATAAAGAATTGCGATGAACAAATAAGGGTTCGTGATGAAATGATCGAGGGTATAGATACTTTTGTAAAGTTGACGTTCGTTGCACTTTTATCGCCGTTTATTGTCGGTGGATTGGTTTTTATTTTCATTATCGCTAGAAGTAAAGGGTTTATTTAATATTGACAATACACCCAATAATGGTACTATCCGAATTATGCGGAATAGGAAACTTTTCCGATAAGAAGTCCAGTCTAGCTCACCCATGAGCGCCACTACCACCTTCTTTCCGCGTGTTGATTTGGTAAAGGCAAAAATGGGCAACATTAAAAAAGGGTAGTGGGGTAGTAAAAATATCCCAAAAATAGGTAGGTTTGCATACTTTAATGCAATCGATTTAAAGGGATATGTCCGGCTAACACCGTCACTCACCGAATTAAATTTAAAGCAACAAAAGATAATTCCCACGTTGCAACTGAGTTCTAAAGGTATTACAGGGGAATAGACCGCACAAAGGCGGGAAAGATACCGAGTCTATTTAACTTTGCTAATGATAGATTACTGATTACGACCGAACGACCGACGAACATATCGTAATAGTATAAGGGACCAAACCTTCTTAGCTGTAAGGTAGGGTTCTTTTACTTCAAAACTCCCTCACTCACTCCAAACATATTAAATATACTACATAACAAATAACGTACTGTGATAATATAATCGTCTACAGTCTAACAAACGAATATATGGTCGATGTGGGCAGTGCCTGCAAACTTATCCCAGTGTGAAACAAATAAAACCCACCTTAAGCAAGTGGGTTTTTTATTGTCTAAATTAAATCATCTGGATGGGGTAGGGTTATTCCGTACTCACTAGCAGCAAACACATATATCTTGTCTAAATATTCTTTGAATTGATCACTAGGCAAGTCATGGCTACTTGTTGACACTTCTTGACCAAAGACAATCTCTGTTCTTAGGTATCGTTTCTTCAGAGCATCATGTATTTGTTCAAATTCGTGCTTTTCGGTATAACCTAGCTCACGCCCAAAGAACGTCACAGCGAGCCAGTACAGCTTATTCTGGCTTAGACTACGCTTAGTATTGATCTTCTTGATTTCTACAGTGTAGCCATTCCCTAGGCCCTGTATTGTATCGACTGCCTTACCTCTGCCGATACAATCTAATATATATAATTTCATTGTTTAATTACCAGTCATAGTCGTGAATGTTGCCAATAGCGGCGGCTACCTTTTTCTTTTCAGTAATCACAGGTGCATAGCCTGTTTGCTGCTGTGCTGGTTGATCAGATATAGTCCAATCACTTTGGAAATGTAAGTCAGGGCCAAGGAATGTGCTTAACATCTTAATGCATGACTGACCTATCCATCCCTTAGCCTCGCAGAAGGCGCGATAAGCTAACAACCCATTGACTATCTCAAGTCTGCAGTGATTCTCCTTCAGGCGCTTTGTGAGGGCCTTACGTGCTGTCTCTTTCGTGTTATCGGTGTGTGGATTCTTGCCTCTTCTAGGTTTAGCCAGCCATAAGCCTTCAAAGTAAACGTCATCTTTCATACTGTCTAAATTTTCTTTTGTCAGTTGATCACTAGATACAATTTCATCAAGAGATAAAACAATAGAGATTTCTTTATTATTATTTTCTTTATTTATATCTGTGTTTTCTATCTGGTTTATATCTGGTATAGGTCCGACAAAATTGGTAGATGCATTGGACAAAATTGGTAAATGCATTGGACATTTTTGGTGAATGGCCTCGTTAGCGGGTTCTAAGGTAAGGACTTGCTCACATTCTTCTACCTTATGACCTATTGCATACTCTTCCATCGTGTACCACTTAGTACGATCATACCCAGCTTTGTTATAGTTGCCGGTTAGCAGGTGCTTATCTTTTACCAGCTCTGACAATATCCTGTGAATCTTCCTCTCATTGAAGTAAGGAAAGAATTTAGTGAATGCTGAAGCACTGTTATAAGTCCACACATAACCGTCATGAATATTCTTCTTGTTGGCTAAATTATATTCAAGCCAGTATCTGATATTAAATAAAACGATTGCTTTATAAACCCCTTTCTCTTGGGCTTCTTTGATACAGAACGAATGAACCTTGCTCATGCTTCAGCCTCCACTATGGGTAGGGCGCGTGAATACTTAAATTTAGGCATCGTGTACCAGTTCTCAAGCTCATACATCTCAATCTGATAATTACCCACTATCAATAGACCATCGTCAACAAGTTCGCCTATAGAGTTCCTAAGCTCCTCTAAGGTCATATACTTAAATGATCTGTGCAGATTCTTCTCTTCTATAGGGTGCCAGTAATAGTTATCACTGAAAAACATTTGTCCTTTTTTGCTAGCTTCTAGCCATATACGAAACTGACATAGTATTGATGATTTATTTATGCCGATTTTCTTAGCTTCTTTAGGATCTACACGTCCGACCATTTCCATATTATTTCCCTTTTTTTATACGTTACTTGATTTAACATTAATTCATTGTTAATGTGATTATATCGTAGCACGCAATATCATGATGGAATGTAGGAGATTGACTATGGAAGTATCAACGACTGAAAAGAAGCTAATTGAAATAATAAGAAGTTGTAAAACTAAGTCACATATAGACGGTGCAAGAAAATGCGTAATTAACGCAATGAAGCGCGAATATATTACAGGTGTAGGGTGCGATAGAGTACAAGTGGCCCTTAACAATAAGAACTTTAAGATAATGGGAGAGTGCTATGAATTTTAGAAGTGAGGACTTAGACGGAATGTCCCTTATTGATTTGGTTAGTTTATTACAATCATCGGTAATAACTCTTGAGAGTAAACAAGTTTACAACATGGTACAGAATGAAGCAGATAAAAGGCTTAAAGAATTAAAAAAGGAGATAGGAACATTCTCAGATTCTGGCATAGATTATTTATTCAATTAACTTGTATTAACTCAAAGTTAATGTTATCTTTTAATCATGGTTGTTGAGGGGAAGCATTAACGATTAGCAGCACTATGAAAGAGCGCTTCTATTAGGTAGGCCTATTAACCTCAACGCCATATTTATACACTAGGGAGAGAGAAGAATGATTGATTTTGAAGAACTAAGAAAGGAATTAATTTTAGATGAAGGATATAGCTACAAGGTTTATAAAGACAGTGAAGGCAACAACACTATAGGCATAGGCCACTTGATAGAGCCTAGTGATGGAATGAATGAAGACACCGTTATAGGTGAGGAATTAATAGAGCAGCTTTACATAATTGATATAGTGCAGGCTGAGGATGATTGTGAGGCTATATTCAACAACTGGGAAATGCTTCCTGTTACTGTTCAACATGTATTGCTAAATATGGCCTTCAATATGGGCAGGTCAAGACTAAGCGGGTTCGTGAATATGATTGCAGCGGTACACGTTGCCAACTTCAGACGTGCGGGAATGGATATGATGGACAGCAAGTGGCATAGAGAATTAGTTATAAGACCGGCGAGATTAGCCTATGAAATGTTTAATGAAGGTGAAGTTACGGTACATGGAATATTTGAAAATAAACTAACTCTAGTCTAAGGAATGATGATGATTGTTAATGATGATAAGGAAGGATTAAAAAGAAAGATTGAGCAGTTAAAGACAGAGATTAAGTGTCTTGAAGGATTGAACAGAGAGAAGCTTGAAAAGAATGTGCAGTTGAATATTGAGAATGTCCGATTAAAAAACAAACTTAAGTGTAAGGGTTGCTCATGAGAGAATTCCAACAAGAGTTAAACGCATTCATTAAGCGTGCAGGCAGTGACCAACAGGTATTTATAATACTAAGCAAGATAATGCAGGGCTACCAACCATGCAAGAACTCCATAGCTAATTACCGCCAAGGTATTGGAAGTGCAACGAACGCGGCTATGATGTGCTGTATATTGAGAGCTTACTACCATGCTAAGGATGCGATGAAATGAGTGATATAGGTTTAGTTTATACAATATTAGGAATATGTATGGTGGGGTTTTGTTGGGTCATTTTATGCATATGTAGTTGGGCTGATAGGTGCAGTAACGAATGCAAGCGATTAAGTAGGGAGATAACCAGAATCAATCAATACAACGGTGTGCAGTATGAAAAGCGTTATGAAATGGACCAGCGTATTAAAGAACTAGAGGGATTGAAAAATGAGAATGTTTAAGATGATATGTATAGCGGTAGTTATTTCAGTATTGATCTTATTGGCTAGTGGGTGCGAGAAAAAGGAATCTATTGAAATCTCTGAATATAGTAATATTGATGGTGAGAGGGTTCGTATTTTCGATCATCCAACCAATGATAATTATGAATGTTTTATATATGGATGGGGTAGCGATAGGCTTATGAGCTGTATACCAAAGAAAGGGGTTAATCATGGATACTGAGATAGATAACATTATAGAAAAGTTGAGAGAAATTTCTGAGTGCAATTACTATGATTCCTCTATCCATCCTGTAATAGATGATGTTATACGGCGCTTAACAATTCTTGATCATTGGCATGGGTCTTCACCGATTAGTGATGAGGTTATCGAGAGCAATAGACATATATTAGAAAAGAAAGGGGTTAAGTAATGAAAGTTAAAGATATATGGGATCAATGGGTGTTACTTCTTGGTTGTTCAAACAGTACGGCAATTATTATTACTTCCGCAATATTTTCACCAGTATGGATTTTCATTTTAGTGTTTATGTTCTCGGATGATACATGCCCTGAAAACATGGTAATAAACCCAGCAATACCACCAACAAACTGTGTAATGAGGGTTAAGTAATGAGTAAGATAAAATATTTGGCGTTGTTGTGGCTAACTATAATCGGTGTTGTTGGTTGTTATGCAGCAGGCTTTGTTTTCTATGTAATGAAAATGTTTTCTATTCATGCAAGCTTAGTATATTCATATGAAGTTAAGGCTGAGGCGTTCGCTTTTGTGGGTACATGTTTGATTGTTTTGCTATGGATTATAGCTATTAATATTGATGAATGGACAAGGGATAAATAATGAATCTAGATAAATCAATAGTAACAATGTGCAGTGAATGCGGAACAAAGCACACATACGGTGAATACTGCCCAACATGCAAGGATAAGGATATGATTACAGATAAAGAGTTTTTAATAACAGTAGCCAATGATTTCATTTTACCAAATGGTGCTGAAGATAGATTGCGGCAGTTAATAGAGATAATGCCAGATGATCTAGACGGTATTATGAATGCGCATGAAAGGAACATGGAGATCATACAGGCTAATCAAGCCAGCATTAAAGAGTATGAAGATAGGTTAGATGAGCGTCGAATGGTTATCAATAGCAAGAATTTACAGATTGACTCATTGAGATATGATAAAGATAGTATAGAACTGCTTCAAGATCTAAACATGGAGAAAGCAAAGGAGATTCTAGAGTTAAATAATAGTCTTGATAGATTAGAGGATGCCAATATAGATAAGTCTAATAACCTTCTTTCATTTCAGGCTGAGATTCTAAAAAAGACTACTAAGATTATTGAGCTAAACACAGAGATTAACTTGCTTAGTGATGAGATAAATGATCATAAGATTACTATTAGCACTCTATCAAGTGTCATAAAGGGCAGAGATTGCCAGATAATAAAGCTAAAGAAAGAAAATGAAGACCTATTTGCAGCATGTGAGGCGGCATCTAATGAGATAAATGAATATAAGATGAAAGAATACATTGATGAACATATAGAAGAGCCTGTTAATTGCGATACTTCAGCAGGATCATTCACGTTAACTTTACCAGCAGCACCCGTAACAGTAGACGATATAACAAAGATGTTAGGGAAAAAGGTTATCAATAGTGCTGTTGAAGCTATGAGGGCTAGAAACACTAATCCGCTCGATGAAGAAGAAAGGCCGTTCATTTTCGAAGAGGAATACAAATATAAGTTTGATCTTTTAATGTCTAATGCTTCAGAGTTATTTGAATTCCATTTACTGGTTGAGCAAGCAATGAAGGTGTAAGGGTAATAAACTATCACTTTACATTAACTCTAAGTTAATCTAATATTAGTTACATAAGCAGCGAGGAATTAAAGAATATCCCTAGCGTGACCCTTGGAGGGGTTAAGTAGTACCCTCCCTTTTTAACAAGGAATGTTATAATGATAGACTTCATGGTAGAAATCCAAGGTTATATAATAGGGGCATTAGCCATAATTGGTTACACGCTATGTTGCATTGAAACAAACAAAAACAGAAAACTAAACAGAGAAGGGTAGGGAATATGGAAACGGAAATGGACATTGAATTAGAATTAGTAGTTAACAATAAAAAAGAAGATATCAAGAAAGATTTAAAAGGTGGAGTTTCTGCTAATACGTATGAGCCTAACTGGTTCAAGGCCACAGAGCATAGACCTGTTATTGGTGAATATGTCTGGGTTTACGTTACTGAGGACAAGACTCTTGTCGCTGTTGAGTGGTGTGAAACTTTAGAGGATAGTTCTGGTTTTGCAGGTGTATATTGGCAGCCAGTAGACGCGCCTAAGCTACCTGAATTTGATGAATTTTACAGTGAATAAGGCAGACGAAAAACGATGGTTAAGTATGGTCACTGATTACCGTTGTGTGGTAACAAACCGAAGTGACATACAGCGCCATCATGTGGTAGGTAGGACGTATAAGCATAACAAGATTCATATTGGTACTGCTTTCGTCTTACCTCTTTGGTGGGAACTACACGACCCCGGAAGCAACGACCCTTTGAACGTTACGCATTACAGGCATAGATTTACAGATGTTTATGGAACACAAAGAGATCTATTTAAGGGGATGATTATTTTTATGAAGGCTGATGGTTTAACAATACCATTTGATAATGAGGTTATTGATGCAATAATGGATACTAAATACTAAGGAATTATCATGAGTAAAGCACAAGAAATGTTATCAATGATAGAGGAACTTATTGATATAACTGCTAGGGCAGAGAAGTTAGCAAAAGAAATTGATAATGTAAATGAGGGTATTAGCGAAGAAGAAGCAAAAGAGCTAATGCTACAAAACCCTGAATTAATGCTTAAGATGTTGTCACTACTTGCAGATAGTATTGGGGATTAATATGGATAAGATAAAATCAATGCTAGCAGATAAGCTATCAATGGCAGCAAGAGCAACTAACAACGCGCATACTCATGGCACAGTGGGAGAGTTAGACAAGTGTATGGAGGATATGAGAAAGGCACAGGCGGCATACTTCCATCACTCAAAGAATATGAGCGATGTTGAGAAATGGAAGGAGCATGGCAATGGATAGAGATAATGTGGTTACTATTGTATTGTTTGCTATTATAGTAGCAGTTACCCTATTCTTAGCCTTTTATTAATGGCTAATATACTAACCGTTAAGTGGTTTAAATAGTGTCTAAATACAGGAAATTACCTGTTATAATAGAGGGATAAGACAATGAGTGATTTACCAGAATTAGTACATAAGCTGGCTTTATTTGATAGAAAGATTGTAGAGGAGATTATAAAAATACACGAAAAGATCGATAACATAGAGTCCAAACAAAAACAGATCATAAACGCGCTAAATAAGGATAAGAAATGAGACAAGAAATGATTAACCTCAAGAGAGCACTGTTAGAAGCTAAAGTCGCTGGTCTAGGTGACAAAGACGGTTGCGGTGCTGTAATGGACATATTTATGCGAATCAGTACAAAGCCAAAGGCAGTAGAACGCATGAATGCAAGACTAGACGAAAAGCAGGAAGAGCTAGACGCCAAGAACGCAGCAAAGGCCAACGGAGAATAACGAGTAAGGGGTAAAGGGGAATGAACAAAGAAATTAATAAAGAATTTTGCACTCATGAAGAACACGAAAA